GGGAGCACACCGGGTGTGTCGCTGGTGACCACGTCGGGAGCTGCGGCGCGAAGTGCTTCGTGCATACGTTCCCAAGCAGTTCCGCCAGCAATGGCAGCACTCAAGTATTCGACAGCGGTTGGCAGTTTTGCGTCACGCTTGACAGCGGTTGCGTAGATGGGTTGAGTCGCAACTGCGGCTTCAACGGTTGTTGGTTCTGACATTTCATCCTCCTCGGATGGTGTTGGGGTTGTTTCTGTTGGGGTTTCGGTTTCGTCGGGTTCGCTTTCATCGGGTGATGAGGCGGCGACTGAGTAGACCTGTGCTGATTCGTAGGCTGGCACAGTGACCACCGATAATTCTACGAATCGGGCTTGAGAGACCTCTAGGGTTCCGTCTGACAGGCGCTTGAACTTGGTGGGGATTGCTCCGACCGAAACGCTGTCTAAAGCGCCATCGGCGAGCAGTGCAAGAGCGTCATCAGCTGCACGAGTTGCGCTCAGTTTTGCGACAAACATCATGCCTTCGCTGGTGGACACTCTTTCGGTGACTCGACCAATGACGCGCGTGTCGTCGTGGTATTCCAAGAGCTTCGGCATCGGGCCGTCCTCGGGAAGTGAGCCCTCAAGAAAGATTACACTCTCGCCACCACTCAATTGAGCCTTGACATTCCACGGGACTGCAAGGCCAGTAATTTGACGCGACGGTTCACCATCAGCGGACGCGTCCAGCGTGATCTGTTGAGCGGTCAATCTAATCATGAATATTCTTCCTCGCGGTTTCCTGAATCAAAAGCGGGTTCGCGCTCAACATTCCCTAAATCGTTTTCGTACATATAGTCCGAGACATCGAATTTGACGTACCGTCCACGGGGCAAGATTTGATTCATTGACAATGTTTGTTCAATGGCATCCAAATACTGTTTGGTGCCAAATAAATAAAGATCTTGGCGTGCCTGTTGCGCGTTCTGATATGTGTATGAACCGGGCACGCCGATGCCCAATAAGTAAGGAGGGATTCCCGTGCTTCGAGAAAGTTCAAGCGACTGGAATTGACGCGACTCAATCAGTTGCAATTTGTTCGGGTCACTGGAGAACTCTTTAAAAGTCACGACGCTGTTAAGTGCGCCAATGGCACCAACTTGTCGAGCGTTACGCCAAGCAGCTGCAAGTTCGGAAAGATCCTCAGCAGACATTGGTTCGGATGCGTCGGTCTGTTGCAACCAACCAGCGGCAATCTCATTAACAGCGAAACGATCAGCGGCTTGCTGAAGTTTTAAGGCCGTCATGATTGCCCGGTTGCCTGTGTAAAGCAGACCTTGAGTCGGTGCTAAGAATTGCACGACATCATCGGTTGCAAGTGGATAACCGTTAAATTCAACTTGGTCGGACGGGCCGAACCATTGCGGACCTGCTTGATCCATGGTTGTCACCATTGCGGCAGGTAACCATTGGAACGAAAGCGGACGTCCTGTGGCAGTGGATCGGCTGGTGATGTACCAGAATCCGCGACCGTGAAGCATAAGGTCCGTGACGAGCTGGGAGAAGATAAAGTTGCGCGTGACCTTAGGATCGGGCTGATCCATCCACGACTCGTTCTCCAAATAGATCTCTTCGTACTCTTCGCCAGTCCACTGGGTCGTGTAATGCTTCAGTTCTAAGCAGCCGACCATGGACGCAATCATTTGAATCGAGCGAGCGACAGTGGGAACAGAGAGGGCCAGTTCTTGCGACGCCCCGACGGAGTACGTATAGAACTGACCCACCTGTGCGGCAGAACCTGCTGCAGCCTGTATCGGCGCGGACGCAAACGCAGGGGTTGCGCTTACTTTCTTGCTACCGAAAAGAGCCATCACTAGCGATTCTCTCACACTTTTTGTTCTGTGTTAAGTACCCTCAGCCAAAAGCGAAAGCGGCACGCGACGACCTGACTGGTTTGGACGCGAGCATAATTCCCCAAACGGCACAGCGCGCCAACTCGATCGGACCGGGTGACTTCTGCGAACTAAGAACAATGGAACCGCCCGTTCTAACCGCGACGCTCCTAGCGAGATGTTCGGCAAGTGCGATATCGCCAGTGTGGTTGACGCGATCCTCAACAATCATTGCTCGACAAGCTGCAGTCCATTTCATTAGTTCGGCGTAACCAACAATTTGCATTCGACGTCGCAGGTCTGGGGGGCAGTGAATTTCTAGCGATGGGGTGACCGCAAGTTTCACCGTTTGGTCGTGCATAATGCGCACAACTTCCTCCCACATTTGCGCGGCCGACTCCACCACGAAGGCGACCGACACGATCACGCGTCCGTCATCGAAAGCGGTTGAGATTCCGACATAGCGAGAGTCGTCTACCGATGAGTCAATTGTGAGCCACTGGGTCGGTGGTGCTGGCTTGTCGGATTTGCGGTCGTTCCACAAGTTGATTGGCAAATAAGAGTTTGTTGAATCAACCCACAGATTGAGGTGGCCACGAATGAACGCTTGACGGTTTGGTGAGTCAAACGCAAGTTCTAAAGCCTTGGCCGTGATCGTCGTCCCCAACGCTGGGTTAGCCCATCCCCAGTGCGACCGATCCTCAAGACTCACACCGGGCGGAAGTGACCACTCGGCAAAATAGAGCGCCGTCGGTTGACCCGAGTCAATCGCCGCAATGCCCTGTTCTCTTAGTTGCAGGAGGACGGTACTGCCCTGATCGCCAGCCGTGCTAAAAAGCATCATCATGGGATTCTTGACCGCAATCTGCGAAGGCCGTAAAGCCGTAAAAACGACCTCGGGGCTAATGTCCCAAACCTCATCCACCAGCAGAACCGATGCAGTCATACCGTGAGCGTGAGCGGACGCCGCGACAACTGAGATGCTCGAGCCGTCTGGAAAGTTGATTCGCTCGTCACCGTTTTGCCAGCGAACTTTGCAATCAAAGTTTTCTAGGTCACGGACTACATCACGGAACAAGGCCATGCTTCGACGCTTCTGGTTAGCGACAATGACGATCGTCTGAGGCTCACGGCGAGCAGCTGCATACTCAGTCGCCATAAACCCTGCGACCGCACGCATCACCAGGCTCTTGCCGTTCTGACGTGCCGTACTAATACAAGCCTCACGAAACACAAAGTCGCCGTCGGCATCCACAGTCAACGCGTCGTTGCAAATGCGCTTTTGCCACTCCATGAGCTCAATATTGAGCACGCGCTTCGCCCAAGCAGTTAGGGCAGGACCAAAACTCTCACCGGGTGGAACAGGCGTGACCAACCTCGGCTCGATACGGCCAGATATGACTGAACCACCGCTGGTTCGGGCTGGTTCCTGCTGGTTCGGGCTAGTTGAGGGTATTTTTAAGGAGGGGCTCGGGGTGGACTCTTTGTCTAAAAAAGAAAACGGTGTTTCCGTTTTTCTTTTTTCGGATGGTTTGGTCGTCCCGTTGGTTGCGTTGTTGCGGTTTTGTATTCGAGCGGCGGTTTTACGGTTGACGTATGTGGCGCCTCGGCTGGCGTTGCAACTGGCGCATGATCCGACAATGTTGGTTCTGTCGTATGGGTCTATGCCGGCGTCGACTTCTATGACGTGGTCTGCTTGTGTGGAGGGTTTTCGCCTGCACCAGTGGCATACGGGTTCTTCTTGGATGACTTGGGCCCGTAGTTGTTTCCATTGTTTGGTTCCGTAGATCGGGTTGCCGCTCATGTCAAGAGCATAGGTCAAGGTCAAGAGATACTGACGCCCAAGCGGAAGGGCACCGCTCGGTTGTCGTCGTTTGTCATGGTTTGCGCGTGTGGTTTGTGTCCCCCACTATTTAGGGCAAGTAGCCCATGGGAGCCTGTCTAGTTTTGTTCGGTGGACAACCATTCGCAATGTACGTTTGAACGCTGATCGGTCGCTTAGGCGTGACCGTCTACCCTCGTTACCGAGTGTTCCCAGAGCAGGGGTCAGATTCCTGCAAGGGCTGATGCTCCTCTCATTAGGAGCTGATGGTGTCAGTTGTGATGGGACGCTAGACGCGCTCAACCAGTCAGGTCAATGAGGGTCAACGGTTTGGTGCTTGTGGGATTCGAGTGCAACCCATTGGCCGTTAATGTTCATCTCGGCAAACTTGATCTTTTCGGGTGGGTAAAAGTAGCCGTTAATCGTCAGAAAGGTAACTTTGTCATCCTGTACGGCAAGCGCAAACACTGGGGTTTTAAATGACCATT